CTCCTACCCAATGTTTGATTCCTCCAAGTCCGATGGCACAATTACCCGGGAAGCGGAAGAAGAGAACCGGATTGATACGGAGATTGTGTATGACGCGGCGTGGAACGGCGTGTTTACAAAGCGTGAACTGGAGTACTTGAACAACTATTACCACCAGCTTGAATCAGACTTTGCGTTGGATGATGTAAGTATGCGAGATTATGCCCGAAAGGTTGCGAAAGCATCCCTGACGTATGATGATGTGTATAACAAGCATAAAAAAGGCGAGGCAACCAGTAAGGAACTGGGCGAGGCAAAGTCAAACTTTGATGAGCTGTCCAAGTCCGCGAATTTTGCTGCCTGTCGCCGCAGGGCTGATGATAAAACGATGGTCCTTCCTTTGGGCCTTGTGGTGGAATATCTTGAGGCGAACGGGAAGATCTATGCGAGAAAAGAGGAATGGCCCCAGGATAGCGTAGACCAAATGATACTGGAAATGTATCACATTGCCACCTCACTGGGACTCGATTCCGGGGCGGTGGTAGAGGAATGATCGACTTAAAAGAATATTTGAGTGTCCAGATGATTGACTTGATGGGGGAGCAGATTGCTTTCTATCGGGACCATCTGGACATTTTTATTGAGGATAATTACGGATATAGACTAAAAGACCAGCAGAAGATCATCGCAAGGATGGTGGGGCGCGGATCCCGCATCAGCATAGCAAACTCCCGTGGTTCAGGCAAAACATGGCTTCTGGCATTGTGCGCTCACGCTATCGGAATCCTGTGGCCTGGAAGCCTGGTGGCGGTTGTATCTGGTACGGCAAACCAAGCCACGCTGATCCTTGAGAAGCTACAACAGATGACGAACAACCCAGCGATTGTCAGGGAGTTGGATACTTCCAGCGGCAGAAACCCTGTGCAGGTGAATACCAACAAAGGGAAGACGAGATTTTTGAACAGTTCGGAGATCGAGTCTTACTCTATCCGTTCAATTCGCGGCAGACGCGCAAAGATGATCATTGTGGACGAAGCGCCTTTGGTGAAAAGTTCAGACCTTGACAGCGCGGTTGGTCCTGTCCGGAACTTTACCCGTGACGTTTGCCATACCTACGGAATTAGGGACTATCGCAGCAAGGTCATCAACATCTCCTCAGCCTGTGAGAAGTCCAATCATTTCTACGAAGACATCATGCAGATTGCCCGGGGGATGAGCAACGGGAACAAAGACCTTTTCGCAATGACGCTGGATTATCGCGCAGCGGTCAGAGCCGGGATTACAGACCTTGATTACTTTGAGGGTGAAAAGCACAAGATGCCGCAATCAAAGTTTGATATGGAATACGGCACCATCTTCCTGGGGGAAGAAGCGAATAGCATGTTCCCTTACTCAGTGACGGAAGCCTGCCGAACTTTCAAGGACATTGAGCTGATGATGCCAAAGAGCAGCACCAGTTCCTACGTCATGGGGGTTGACATTGCGACTTCTTCTGCAAAGACAGCGGACAACACGGTCATTACCGTGATCAAGTTGTTTGAGCACCAGGACGGAAGCATCGGGATGAAGCTGGTTTTTATGCGCTCCTTCCATGGCCAGAGCCTACCGGCCTTGGCGAGGGAAGTACGGAAGATCTACACGAAGTTTCCAAACATCACCAAAATTGTATTTGACCAAAGGGGTCTTGGAGACTCCTTCCCGAAGTTTATGGATGAGCCTTGGGTTGACCCGGACAGCGGAAAAGAATACCCGCCTTTCGTGGTGGACGACGAACGGGCAATGTCAGCCGTTGCACTGCCGATCCTAAGGAGTGTCAAGGCGAACCAGGGAATCAATCAGGCTATGGCAACGGGGCTGAGAGTGGCCTTGGAACAGCGGAAACTGGAGCTGCCGGTCAGCTCACGGAATATCATCAACGGCAAGCTCATGATGAGTAACGGAGACGATGAGAGTGAAGATGCAACCTCTTTGAAAACCTTGTCGATGGCTGAACAGGCTGTCTTTATTGAGACAGATGCCTTGCAGTTTGAGATGGGGAACGTTGTGGCAATCCGGACGCAGGCAGGCAACTTCATTTATGACACGGCAAGAAAAACGCAGCACAAGGACAGATATTCATCCATTGCCATGGCGGTGTGGTTTATTGCCGAGATGGAAGCAATGAAGAAACGAAGGTACTACGCAAACATAAACTGTGACGCCATCGGCGTTGCAACAAGATTTTGAGAAAGGGGGGATATCAATGGGATTATTGGAAAGCCTGGGGCTCAGACGAGCGCCTCCTGTGACAAAGACAGCCGAGGACGATAGACAGAAAAAGTCCATTGTCGTCGGAGCATCACCGGAAGAAGGAGAAACCTCAATCCAGACCTTTAACAATACGAACATTACCTATCAGGGAGACCTGCAAGGCTTTGATTACAACGCGATCCTGAAGGACAAGCAGGGCAAGATCCTTGACCTGTATAAGCTGAGTGACTATTTCATCGACGCCGACCCGATTTATCGCGGTATTATCAAGCACGTGTATGTGCCATTCAGCCTGTTGCCACGGTGGAAGCTGGTTGGCGTAAACGATAAGATCAGAAATGAATATCTTGAGTACTACCGCAGGATCGGCCTGATCAAAAAGATGAGAAGCATCTTTCTTCAGTACTATAAATACGGTAATGTCTTCATCTACGTGATGGAAGACGGAAATATTGTCACCCTGCCCGTCAATGAGTGCATCATCAAAAGCGTAACCTTGAACGATGAGCCTCTGGTTGAGATGAAACTGGATACCCTCAAGAATAGTTTTGACGGATACGGGTCAAACGATGACCGCTATTTCAAGGAGCAGGAGTTCAAGAACAAACTCAAGGGCTACCCCCTGGAGATTGGGGAAGCCCTGGTCAAAGGAAAAAACACCGCGCAGCTGAATCCGGAAAACCTGTTTGTCCTTCAGGATGTAAAGGAAGATTGGCAGAGGTATGCGACCCCTATGATAGCCTCCTTTCTTCCGCCCCTGAGCAAAAAGGCATTGATCGGAAGGTACGAAGACGCTTTGCTGAATTTGGCGCAGCGTTCTTTTGTTCACGTCAAATACGGAGACGCGAATGCTGAGACGGATATCCTACCAGACAAAAACCAGCTTCAGCAGGTCAGCAGGCTCTTCTCAAAAGGGATGAGCGGATTCCCTCTGGTTGTAACGAACCACCTTGCCTCAAGCGAAGTTATTCAGTCGGACAGCGGGTTCCTGCACGAATGGGATAAATACAAAGAGGTTAACGATGAACTGCTGTCTGCCGGTGGTATCTCTGGCATTGTGGTGACAGGTGTCTCCTCTGACGGGTCTACTTTCTCCTCAGCTCAGGTATCAATGAAAGCGGCCTCAGCGAGGATAGAACAGATGCTGTCGCTGATGGCGGATGTGATGACCCGGATCAACGAGCGTGTTTATTTGGCCGCGACAGGGCGCAAAGGGGGCAAGCCTCCGTTGTTCCAGTTTATGCCACTGACCATGGAAGGCCGTGCTGAAATGCAGAAGGCTGGCCTTGAATTGTGGAAAGCCGGTGCCATCTCCTCTCGCAGTATGCTTGATAATTACGGGTATAGCCTGGAAGAAGAGTTTGCTATCCGCGAGAAAGAAGACAAGGACGGCATCACCGAAACCATGATGCCACGGGAAGCGGGCACAGAGGCCCCGGATGAACCCGGAGGCGAGACACGGGGGCGCAAAGAGTTGCCTGACGATGAACGGAATTCACCCCCGGAAGACGCCGAACGGAGCAAAGCCCCGAAGCCGTCAAGTCCCGAAGGGTCCATGGAAGAGTAAAAAAATGAAGAACAACATAACTCGTACATCAGGGCGAAAGCCCTGTTTGTATATAGATGCCGTGAAATTTGTCTGTCCTCCTACAGGCTTATATATCGGTAGTAACGGAAAGGGGGATTTCGATATTGATTAAAGTAAAGAATACCAAGTCTTTACGTTCGATTTCATCCTCTATCATCTCAATTTCTGAGGTTCAAAAGAGCAATCGCCCGTATCTACAAATCGTGACAGTCATCGCAGATGATTCTGTCAATTTGAACGGAGAGCGTATGTCTCGTGCGTTCCTTGAGGACATTGCGAATAGGAGTGCTGAGTACGCTGGGGTCCCCCTTCTGGCAGATACCGATAAAATAAAAAGAGGCGACTTCAAAAACGGGCTCACGCATCTATTTGACCCGGAAAAGGGAGTGTTTTTAAGCACTCAGATTGGGAGCCTGCAAAGGTTCTGGACAGAAGAGATCAATGGCCGGCTGGTCCTCAAGGGCGAAGCCAAGGTGTTCAAGCGGGATGCTAAGGTGACAGATGCCCTTGTGGATTTATTCAATGAAGGCCACCTCTTCGTGTCTGTTGAAGTGGAAGCAGGTGAAACCAGGATTGAGAATGGTGTGTTGACGGTGGAAAAGAGTGACTTGAACAGTCTGATTGGCTTGTGCTGTGTTTCACGGCCTGCTTATCCTTCCGCGACTGCGACTTATGTCGCCGCCGAAGTGGAAGAGAATGACGCTGAGTTTATCCGTGCCACGGAACATGCCAGGTTGAGGCTCGCGGAGGCTCTTGCCATTACCAATGAGGCTTCTTTAAACACAATCACTGGTTGGGTTTATCGGGCGGTCGCGGAAGCGATGGGAGAAGACTTCTGGGGAATGTCTTTTTACAACATTGGCATGACCAGCGCCCTGCTCTACAACGAAGAAACCGGAAGGTTGTTCACCGTCAACTACATCATTCAGGAAGACGGGGTACACCTGACAGACTTTTATGAGAGCAAGGTTGTTCGGGCACAGGAAGCCGAAAGCACATCAGAGGAAAGCGAGGAAAAGAATTTGGATAAGGTAGAAGCTGAAGTTGTAGAGGAAGTTAAAGCCGAAGCAACGGAAGAACTTCAGGCCGAGGCCGTTGAGACCGTAGAAGCGGAAGCAGAAGAAACCAAAGCGGAAGAAACTGAACACGTTGAGACTGTTGAAGCGGCTGAAGAGGCTGAGAAGACAGAAGAACAGGTTGCTGAGACCCTTGAGGCCGAAGCGGAAACAGAAACTCCTGTGAATGAACTGGAGACAAAGCTGGCGGAACAGGCCAAACGTATTGCGGAACTGGAAGAAATTGAAGCAAAGTGGCTGACCTCCCAGGAAGCCCAGAAACAGGCAGAGGCCGCCCAGAAGAAAAACAGGCTGTCAGAGTATGCGAAGACCTCAGGTCTTGACTTGCAGGCTGAAGCGGTGATGGCTGCACTGGAAGCGTTGGACTATGAGCGCCTGGTGTCGCTTGTTCTGGAAGCACAGGTAACAGATGAAGAGCAGGTTGTGACAGCCTCTGAAAAGGTCACCAACCCGATGGTTGGGGATATGAAGCTCACGAATTGGCTTTTTAGCAAAGATAATTAATTGGAGGGATATTGAATGGCTGGTTACATGACCAAACTTCAGGGATATGTCTACGATGGTGAACACGTCGCAGCGACCGCCCTGGTCAACGGTAATTTTGTTTACGTTGACTCTGATAACAAAGCGGCACCGATTGCCGAAGAGACTGATGTGAAACTTCGCGTCAAAGCACTGGAAGGCCCCTATGGGATGACGGGCCTGCGCCTGGTAGTTGCCGAACAGGGTGACGACGAGGTGTTTTTGGTAGAAAATCTTCCCGAGGGTGAAGCTGAATATGACGAGACAACCTACGGCCCCGCTATTGGTGAGTATGCTCGCATTCACCGCCTGCTCGCTGGTGAGGAACTTCTGGTGTCCCTCACTTCTATCGTTGGGATTAACGTTGGCGACGTGATTACCATTGGGGCATCCGCTGGCGCTTTCCCCGCTGCAACTTAAGGAGGAGTAACTGATGGCTGGTTACATGATTAAATTAAACGGTTATTCTTATGAAGGTGAGTATGTTGCGGCAGCCGATCTCTTGAACGGCGCGCTGGTCAACATCGCCAACAATAAGGCAACTGCGCTCGCGACAGCAAAAGATATGAAGTTTCGTATCGTGGCGCTGGAAGGCCCCTATGGGATGAGCGGCCTCAAACTCGTTGTCGAAGAGCAAGGAGACGATGAGGTCTTTCTTGTTGAAAACCTCCCGGAAGGCGAAGCTGCCTATGATGAGACCCTTTATGGCCCTGCCTCTGGCGAGTATGTCCGGATGCACCGCCTGTTGGCGGGTGAAGAGTTCTATGTTTCTTCGGATATTATAGACCCCACCGGTTATTCCGTTGGAGAATGGCTCTATGCCGGAGAAGATGAACAGCAAACCGCCTCCATGACTGTTGCCAAGGT